CAAGCCGTTAAGCCCTTTAGGGCTTGGGGTCGGCTCGGCTCTCGGCTCGGCTCGTGCCTTGCACTTAAAGGGTCAAGCCGTTAAGCCCTTTAGGGCTTGGGGTCGGCTCGGCTCTCGGCTTACACACGAACCGCCACCGCCGTCGCCATAAGATGTACCCGTACGGAAGCACGGATAAAATAAAAGCAAACCCGTAGGGTTTGCTACCTTCGTGCGTGACGCGTGATCCGCGTGCGTATCCGTAAACAAAAACACCCCGTAGGGGTGTTTGCCCTACGGGGTGCGGTGTTCATAACCCCAAAGGGGTTATGCGGTTGCACCTGCTTTTACTGCTTCGCAGTAACGGAGCACTTGGTGCGGGAGTGCGTTCAAGCGGCTACGGAGGAATTTAACGACTTCGTCGTTAAGCGAGAACTTGACTGCACACTCTTCGAGTGTGACGGTGGCTTCTGCCGTTGCTTTGCAACGGTTGAGCACATCTGCCCACTTGCCGTACCCCTCGCAACTCTTCTCTGCTTCGCAGAGGGCTTTGCGGAGTTCGGCTTGTCTTTCGTGAACTTCGTTCACGGCTTTCGGGTCTTGCGTTTCTGCAAGAATTGTTTCACAATTCTTGAGTGCCTCGGTCAACTCGTCAACGGCAGTCAGTCTTTTCTCGACTTCGTCGAGAATCCACCCGAACACCTCGTTTGCGTGTCGGCTGTACTTAACTCTGCAAGAGTTAACCGCCTTGTCGAGTGCCTTTTGCGACTTGGCACTTGCCACCTTTATGGCTTCGCCATAAACTCGCTCGATAGCGACCTCGGTGGGCATATTCAATGCGTAGCATTGAGCACACAGCCACTTTTCAGGGGTCGCAAACTTGTGTGCCTCTTTAACTGCGTTAAAGAGTTCGACGAGCCGTTCCAGCTTCTCACTCTCTTCGAGAGTGAGCCCGCCGTACTCGCTATTGGGGTCAAGGTCGGCTACTGTTCCACCTACGGTGGAAAGGTCAGCGGAAAACAGGGTTGCCGTAAAAGCCCTTTGGGCTTTCCACTCGTGCTCACATCTGGGCTCGGTTTTGTGTGCGTCCTGCTTGTACGCCTTGTACTTGGCGTCAAGTGCTTTATAGCACTTGTCCACGATTTCGTCTGGGTCAACCCCGTCGTGCAAACACTCGAAGAGTGTTCCCGATACCTCTGCCTCGTTTTGCTCTGTCGCAGACAGAGCACTGTCGGGCAACCAATCACGGTGAAATGCCCACTTCTTTGCCACGGAGTGGCAAAACCACTCGTAAGGGTTCTTTCCAAGACCTACGGTCTTGCCGTCGGGGGTTGTGATGACGACCTCTACTGCTTCGCAGTAGTAGTGTACCTTGCCGTCCTCTGACTTTCCGAGGCAGTTCCCCTTAAGGGGAAGGTCGCCGTTGGGGTCGTATGGTGCGAAGCAGGCGAGCAGGTCTGAATAGCGAGCCGAAACCCCTTTAGGGGTTTGCTTGGCAATCGCAGTGGTGGGGTTTTTCGTGTTGCCAAGACCTTCGGTCTTGCGGATTGTGGTTGCGTTTGTGGTTGTGTGCATATGTATGCCTTTCTCCCGTGTGTTCCGCCTCGTGAGAGGTCGGGTCGGTGGGTCGGGTCGCCACCGACAAGTCCATCGTACCACAAACTGTGCACGCCGCTCCAAAGGAGCGGTACGTATGAGACCCTGCGGCGGCGAGCGTGCGGCGCAGGAGACTCCTACGGAGTCCGCGCGGCGGCAGGCGTGCGGCGCGCCGTCTCACGGAGGGGCGCGCAGTTTGCGGCTCGGTCACCGCCAACCCCTTACGGGGTTGAGGGCTCGTTGGCAAGGGCAACGGCTCGGCGTCAGGTGAGGTCAGATCATTCCCCTACGGGGAATGGGTGCGTCAAGAAGGGGGCAATGGGGGATACTCTCCCCTATAGTCCCCTCCCTGAACACGCCACTCCGTAGGAGTGAAGTCGGCTCGGTCTGCTCGGTTGGGGTGAGGGCGAGAGGTCAACCCTAAAGGGTTGGGGGTGGGTTGGTGGTGGAGTGTGCGAAAACCGACCTGTTATCCCAAAGGGATAATCCGACCACCCCTCGGCACACCGCCCCAAAGGGGCGAGGAGCGATGTTATCTTTTTGGCGTTGATAACATTCGGCGTGGTGGGGTGTATTTACACGCTGGGAAAAGGGCTAAAGCCCTTACGCCCTTAGTCATCCCACCTCACTCCCAAGGAATTTTTTCGACCCCTTTCTTCGGAAACCCTCCGACCAACCCGTATCAATCCATACAGAAATTTCATCCCTATATAAAATATAAAGGAAGAAAACTCTCCAACTGCCTCGGCAAATCCGCCACTCTTTCGACAGCAAAAAATTCGACCCCTCCCAATTTTTCAAAACCCCTTGACAGTTGTCTAAAAGTGTGATATAATAAGCTCGGCGAATCGAAGAGAATTCTTTGAACCGTCTTTTGATCGAATAACTTAATTACCGAGAAGCCATCTTTCTCGTATTTTGAGTGTTCGTGAGAAAGACGGTTCTTTTTGTTTTCTCTGAGTGTGCGACGCGTGACCACACCGCCCCAGTGGGTAAAGGGGCGTGTGGCACGCTTAGATAGTAAGAATTCTTGTACGGATATTCTTGTGGTGTGCGAGTGCATACACAGTAGGCATCCATCCTATAATGCTTCGCACTCGTGCCCGGTAGGGCAACGCTTGTTAAGTGGTGATAAAATTCAGGTTATTTTCAGGTTCCTTATATATTTTTAGAACGCTACCTCAATAACCCCGCAAAAGTCCCGATAATACAAGGGTTTTTGCCACATTTGCGAAAACCATTTTAGAACCGTTAGGTGGCTATATTTTTATGGAAAGGAAGAAGAAAATGAAAGTTAGAGTGTGTGACGCTTTGTGTGGCTCGGGCAAAACATCCGCTTGTATCAATATGATGAACGAACGAGTTGACACGAAATTCATCTTTGTCACCCAATACTTATCTGAAGTGGAACGCATTAAGTCAAAGTGCTCTTCGCGAGGGTTTGTTTCTCCTGATAGCGACGTTAAGGTCGGACTTACCAAGCTCGCCGATATTCACCAGCTAATGCGCGAAGGCAAGAATATCGCAACGACCCATTCCCTGTTTGTTAGTTATACGGAAGAGACCAAGCAGTTGATTATGGATCAGAAGTACGTTCTGGTTCTCGACGAGGTGGTCGATGTACTTTGCCCAGCGGACTTATCAAGCAGTGACCTGAAGCTTCTTATTAAAAGCAATGCGTTGACCGACGATGGAGATGGTTTCACTTGGACAGACGAAGAGTACGATGCCAACGATGAGAGATGTAAATTTAGAGAGGAAATGTTACGTGCAAAATCAAAGAACTTTTTGAGATACGATGATAACTTTTTCTTCTGGGCTATTCCGCCCGAGCTGTTCACTTGCTTCTCGGAAGCGTATGTTCTTACCTATATGTTTCATTCGCAAACGCTGAGATGTTTCTTTGATTTGTACGGAATTGAATACAAAGTCATTGGTGCAAAGAAAGCTGGTACAGATTATGCTTTTTGCGAGATTGAGGATATGGATCGCGCCAGAGAGCTTCGCGACAAAGTGCATATCTTAGAGAATGAAAAATTGAACGCGGTCGGAGACAACCGTACTTCCCTCTCGTTCTCGTGGTATCGTTCTGAGAAGTACGAGGATGAAACATCTGATATTGTCCGTATCAGAAAAAACATTACCAATATATTTAAGAATATTTGGAGAGCTCCGTCCGACAAAACAATGTGGACTACATTTAAGGACTATCGTGAGGCAATCGAGAACAAAGGCTACAAGAATTCATTTGTAACATACAACAAGCGTGCCTCGAACGATTATTGCGAAAGACAATACCTCGCGTATTGTGTAAACAACTTCCCGAGACCTTGGGAGGCAAAGTATTTTAAGGATCGTGGTGTTGAGGTCAACGGAGACACCTACGCTCTTTCCATCCTTATTCAGTGGATGTTTCGCTCGGCTATTCGCCGTGATGAAGAAATCTGGATTTATATCCCAAGCGTTAGAATGAGAACGCTGTTGAAATTATGGCTCGACAAGTTGTCGGAGGGCAACGACCTCGAACCTATCAATTATAAAACGCCTCGTAAGTCGAGAGCAAAAACTGGTGCTAAGCGCGGTCGCCCGGCAGGCACACCCAATAAAAGAAAAGGAGAATAATTATATATGAAGAATACAAAAAAGTGTGAGAACTGCATCTGGTTCGACCAGTGTGCTCAGGAGGTTGCCTGCGACGATTATAGTCCCGTATCATTGGAAGAGGAAGAGGCAGATCAAATCGCAGAGTACGAAAGCGACTTACAGGACAGACACGAGTATTACCAAGAGTTAGTAGAAGAACAAAATTCGTAATTAGAGGAGTGATTGAATGGAATCATATAGAATCTTAAGTATAGAAGGAAAAGACCTTTTCGGAGCTATGCAGCAGGAAGGTAAAGAGAACCCAGAATATAGCATCCGCTCGGCAGACGGCAAACTGAGCCTTAAGAAATTTACAAATGCTTTTGACTGGTCTCTCGATGCAATCAAGCTCGCAGAGGTATACGAGAAGAAAACGAGAAGAAAAGACTTTGCTTTTAAGGTCGGAAGACATCTATACACCAAGAATGTTATCTGCGTGACGTTCAAGTACGCATATAAAGAGTTCAATATGGCCGGTAAGAATACATATGTACGAAACGGATATGCGTACAGAGACTGCGTTATGGAAGATGGCGTTTGTGTAAAAGACGGTCAACTTATCGCAATTCAGACAAATATCGAAGTTAAAAATCCCGTTTCTCAAGAGGTTCTCGGAGACTACTTCGCCTACTCCAATGGCTATTACGAGCAAACAGGCAACATCCCGACTATTATGGATAAGGCGGAGCTGAGAAATTATCTTTATAAATACGGATTTGTATGTGACGGAGTTGAGTACGTCAGATATAAACGAAGTAGCGGATCGAGCCGCGTAGGTAAATGCCTGTTTGTTAATAAGCTCCTCGCCGATGAAATGTCGAAGTGGGACAAATGCGGGCTTGATATTGTTGAGGGTCAGCAAATCGACCTCGCCGCGTGGGAGGCGTATATTTCACTTCCTATGAGCTCTATCATTGACACAATCCACGTACCGCTCGAGAGCATCCTTATTATCGACGACTACGAAAGCGTATTCAAAGACGAGGTCGTGGCGGTAGAGATTGAGGATAACCACCTCGTATCTTCGCAGAAAACCGTAGACGTAACAAATAGCATTTGGGACGGTCAATCTCTTATGGATAAGTCTTTGTTCGGGAAGTACGAAGACAAGGGTATGCTTTTGCTAAGAAATCGGTTCTTTAAGTCTTGTTGCTTCAATACCAACATTCAACAATGGTTTGCTGATAATAATATTACATCAGTTGAGCAATTGAATGGCTTTACTCTTGCAACCGATATTTCTCAGGTCAAGTTTATTACAACCCCATCGAGTATTAAGTATGTAAAATTCGGAGACGTAAAAAATTGGTTTAATGTAATTGAGCCTGTGTTCGGTGTAGTTAAATACGAAAAGCAGCCGCATCAGTTTGACGGTAGACTCGTTCAGGCTCACTACCAGTTGTTTAACACACTACAGCTATCGTATGATGAAATGCAACAGGTACTGCAACCGTCTCTTGATTACATCGGAGCAATCCGCAGAGATCCTGCCGTATTGAGATACGAAATTCAGTATCCTTTTGATGATGGCTCGGGAGAGTGGTCGTCTTTGGACTCTAAGAACGAGATTGTGTTCCGTATGCTTGGAATTAACGACCAGTTCGCGCACACAAAGATGTATTATGATTTCCGTGATGACCTTATCAAGGGTGAGATTAGAAATCTCAAGCGTGGACACGTTCTGATTAACGGCAACTACTCCACCATTATGGGCAACGGTATGGAGATGCTGAAAGCAAGTGTTGGAATGTTTGATGGTTCGTCTTCGCTCGGTATCGGAAATGTTCATAGTAAACGCTTCGATTACGAGAAGACTATTCTCTGCTCCAGATCCCCTCACGTTACGGTTGGCAACGTGTTACTTGTCCAGAACGTAGCCAACGAGGAGTACGACACATACTTTAACACAACTCAAGAAATTGTTTGTATTAACTCCATCGGAGAGAACATTTTGCAGAGACTGAACGGCGCGGACTTCGATAGCGATACAATGTTAATGACAGATCACGAATTGCTTATTGAGGTCGCAAAGAGAAACTACGATGTATTTAAGGTTCCGACCAACTTGACAACTTCTGTTAAGACCGCTCGCTACTACACACAGGACGACAAAGCAGATCTTGATGTTAAGACAAGTGTAAACAAGATCGGAGAAATTATCAATCTGTCTCAACAGCTCAACAGCCTTATGTGGGATAGACTAAACCACGGCAAGAGCATCGAGTCTTGTATGGAATTGTATCTTGATATTTGTAAGCTTGCGGTGTTATCCAATGTCGAGATTGACCGAGCAAAGAGAGAGTTTGTTATTAACAGCGCTACCGAAATCGGCATACTTAAAAAGAAGTATAAAATTACCGACGACGATAGAACTGTGAAGCCGATGTTTTTCAAGATGATTACCCTTGAGAACGGATTTGTGTTGAGCGACAATGTGAGATACAGACACTTTGATACCTCTATGGATTATCTGCAAAAAATCATTTCTCGCTTTAACTTTAGAGAAGGTCGAGAGCAGAAGCGTACGGTAGTCCCGTTTATGAGTATGGTTAAAGAGCCTGTTAACAATGTCAGACAGGGGTATTATTACACTCAGCGCGATAAGATTATCAAGGTAATTAGAGCCGCAAAGGAAGAACGGCGGAAGCTTTTCACCGATTATGACACTATGAGCAAGGAAGAAAAAGAGTTTGTGTGGAAGCAGGCGGGAGAAATCAAACAGGATTGCATTGAGGAAGTCGAAAAAATGTCGAGTTGCCCGGCTACAATGTATCTTATCTTGAGAGAGCTCGATAATCCAGACTTCAGAGATGTATCGCGGTTTGTTTTTGAGGTACTCTTCGGAAAGCCTGACGAGGCGTTCTTTACTATGATAAAGGACAGTAAAGAAGATGTATACACGCTTGTCGATGATGAGAATGGAGATATTACATTTTACGGGTTCAATTTTTCTAAGGTTTCTATCCGCTTAGCAGACACAAAAAGTGATAAAATTGAGGACGAAATCGTTGAAAAATAACGACCAGAGCGATATTTTTGCAGAAAAATTGCAAAAACCTAACGCACTTTTCGGATGCTCGGTTCTAAAATGTATCCGTAAAAGTGCTAAAAGCCCCGACCGATAGGACACTTTTAGACAACAAATAAGGAAGAGTTCTTAAAGACTTTCTCTAACTTCAGTAAAGGGGAAAGTTAAGAACTCTCCCAATTTACGAAAGGATTAACAGGATTATATGATTATTATTACAAAGGACGAGGCTATGGCTCTCAGAGCCAAGTATGGCGACGATGCCAATATTACCATCACGAGCAGACACAAGAAGGGCGGACGCAAGAAGTATTATGCAGCAGAGGAAAAGCGTAATCTGTTCTTTCTCGAAAGATACCGCAACAAGCAAGCTCGCAGGAATTCAAAGAAAAGAGAGGTTGGAGCTTAAATGAATTCTCTTTACGCCCGCAGAGCGGATGAGCAGTTTGACGATTATTTCGTTCGACTGTTTGAAAACAAAACAAAGTACGGTCTGTCTTGCCAAGATATTGCCGACATTCTAAACGCGGAAGTAGGGTCGGTTTATGGTGAGAGTAAGTGGCGTAAAGAATATGCCGCGTTTCACAGAGGTATGCAATATGCAAAGCAGAAGGCTATGCGAGGAGTAAAAAATCGCATTTTGTGCATTAGCGACACGCACGTGCCATACCAGCTACCAATTTCTACATTTTCAGATTATGTTGGTGTGACTGACATTCTCGTACTGAACGGAGATATTGCCGACTGTCAGGCAATCTCCAAATTTCCTAAAACATATAGAGTTAGCCCTATGAGCGAGCTCATCCAGACAAGACAGTACCTTATCGACCTAATTAACTACATATCGCCAAATAAGGTCGTTATTACATACGGCAACCACGATATACGCTTCCAGCAGTATCTCGCAAAGAATCTTGATACAGATCTTCTGGAGCTTATGCCGAAAACGGCGCTTGAGCTAATTGTTGTTGATGGATTTAACCATTATGACAAGGCGGTCGGAACAAAGACATATTACGCGCCCATTCAAGATGTCATTGACGACATCGAAATCGTATATACGAACTCTTGGTTCTGTCAGATCGGCGGAACTATCTTCTGCCATCCCACCGCTTTCTCTTGCGGCATTCTCAAAACGGCAGAAAAGGCAGTTCAATACTTTAGAAACGAAGGTTATCAGTTTGATGCTCTTGTAATGGCTCACACTCACAGAGTCGGAGAGTACAAGCAAGGTAATACAGTTCTATATGAGCAGGGGTGTTGTTGCGACGTTACAAAACAGCACTATGCCGATGGACGTTTAACAGCGTCGCAAAAAGAGGGCTTCTTGTTCTTGTGTCAAGACGAGCACGGAAATCTTGTTAGAGAACAAACTCGTTTGATAGCTCTCAATTGAATTTAAGGAGTAAAAGGATATGAATAGACGTGAGTTTTGGGTGAAGTACGCCCAAGAGAACGGTATGTCACAGGCAAAGGCAGAGCAAATCTGCAAGTCGGTCTTCGACCTGTTGGCAGAAAGCATTGTAACAGAAGACCGCGTATATATCGCAGGACTCGGAACATTCAAGAAAAAGAAAATTAAGGCACATCGAATTAAAGATGTGAATTCTGGCGAGATGATTGAGTTGCCGGAAAAGGAAAAGATTGTGTTCGAGGTTACTGAACAAAATTAACAATTAGAAAGGAGGTTTGGTGCGATGGCAAGAAGTACGGTTTATAACCAAATTACATCACCAGAGAAAATTGCACAAATCAACTCTGAAAACAAGGCGTTGATAGATGACTTTCTTGACTATCTTGAGTCGGTAGGTCGCGCAGAGACCACCATCAAGAACTATCGTGCCGACCTCTTGATATTTTTCTGCTGGTGCCTTGACGAACTTGACAATAAGTCTTTTGTTAAGGTTACAAAGCGAGAGATTGCAAGATTTCAGAACCACGCTATGAAAGTGTGGGGCTGGTCATCCAACAGATTGAGAACGGTAAAAGCAGTGCTATCTTCGCTCGGGAACTATATCGAAGCCATCTTGGATGAAGAGTATGAGGATTTTCGTTCCATTGTTCGTAAGGTAGAAAGCCCTCCTAAGCAGCTTGTTAGAGAAAAAACCGTTTGGAGCGATGACGAACTCGAGGCGCTAATGAACAAGTTAGTCGAGAGAGAAGAATACGAGAAGGCTTGTTTTGTTGCTCTTGGCACATACAGTGGACGAAGAAAATCTGAGCTATGCCGTTTCAAAGTAAGTGATTTCGATGATGATAAACTGGTGTGCGATGGCGCACTGTACAAGAGCGATCCTATCAAAACAAAGGGTCGTGGAGGCGGAAAGTATATTCCCTGCTATACACTCGCAAAGAAATTCAAACCATTCTTTGATTTGTGGATGAACTACAGAAAAGAAAACGGCATTGAGAGCGAGTGGTTGTTTCCTCGTAGAGGCAATCCAGAAGAGCAACTAAACACATCGACAGTCGATGGATGGGTAGAAAGCTTCTCCACTTTATCTGGCAAGGACTATTACGCCCATAGTCTAAGACACGCATACACAACAAGCTTGTCGAAGGCGGGTATTCCAGACAGTGTTATTCAAGCACTTGTCGGCTGGGAAAATGCTGATATGGTCAGACTTTATGACGACACGCCAAAGGACGAACAGATCGGTGCTTACTTCAAAAATGGAGACATCGTTGCGAAGGGCGAAAAATCTATTTCAGACTTGTAATATTCTCACAAAAAGTATGTAATATTCGTGACAATTCTCAAATAAATCAAGTGTTTTTATCACTTTTCAATCATAAAAAAGTGATAAATCGCAAGAAAGGAGCTAATTAGTTTTGGCATACATCTATATGATAACCAATACCGTGAATGGCAAACGGTATATTGGGCAAACAAAATTTTCTGTTGCTGACAGATGGCTTGGTCATTTGAGCGACGCAAAGAAAGAGAATAGACAACACAGAGCTTTGTATAAAGCGATCAACAAATATGGCGAGAAGGCATTTGACATCTCGGTTGTTGAAGAGTGCGCCACAGAGCAGCTCAACGACCGTGAGATATTTTGGATAAATTATTATGCAACGCATACAAATGGGTACAACGAAACAAGAGGCGGATGCGGGAAACTGTATTATGATTATTCTCAAATATTATCTTTGATTAAAGAAAAGTTGTCCACCAACGATATTGTGGCATCTATAGGCTGTTCACGCGAATTGGTGTGTAAGGTCGCTCGAGAAAACGGGATAGACCGACAGGAATTTATTGGAGTTAATTTTTGTGAGACCGCAAAACCTGTGTTGATGATTAACATCAACACTAATAACAAAAAGGTTTTTAATTCAATCGCCGACGCAGCGAGAGTCGTATCTAAAGAACGCGACATTAAGTTACATAGCGGAATTAGGACTCATATATCCGAGTGTTGCCGAGGAAAAAGAAAAATTGCCTACGGCTATGCTTGGGCATACATTTAATAACTATCATCAGGGCGTTTTATCGCCCTTATATGCTGAAGTCGCATAGTGGCCGATTGCACTCGCCTTGTAAGCGAGAGACGAAAGTCCTCATCCGTTCAAATCGGATCTTCAGCTCCAACAAATGAGGGCTCTCCAGAAAGGAGAGCCTTTTACTATAACAAATACGTTTACGGTTGTCGGCAAAGAAACCGTGGATTTTTAAGGAAGGAGATAAGTATGGTCGATAAGAAACCTAAAAAGAGTGGCAGACCAGAGGGTGGCACTATTGCCGAAAATGTAAAAATCAACGCCAGAAAACGAATTGCAATTAAAACAGACTTTGCTATGCCAAAGATCAACGTCAAAGAAGTGGATGCGACCGTACAAAAATACAGATGTTGTATGTGTGGTTCGCCCTATACAACACAAAGCGGAAATTTTCCTACCGGCGGATCATCTCCATTATGGAAAGGAAACAACGGCTACCTTCCGTTTTGCAAGAATTGTTGTAAAACACTAATGGACAACCTAACAGAATTTTATAGCGGAAACGAAGAACACGCGCTTAGACATTTGTGTCAGATGTTTGACTGGTATTACTGCGTTGATGCGTCTGCGATGACCCATTCTCAAGTCCGTGCAGATGGTTCGTTGATTTGTTTGTATCCAGCAAAAGCAAACACAAGACAGGTTGCTCAAAACGGTACGACCTTCTTGGACACACTCAAAGACGAGTTCAAAGCTATGGATGATGTAAGTGCTGTAGAAATCGAGTTTCCCGATGGAGATGAAGAAGATGAGTTCGTTGTTACTCGAGCGATGATGCGAACTTGGGGACGCGGATACACGCCAGAGCAGTATCAGTATCTTGAGGAGCAATATAAGGACTGGTGCACTAAAAATGTTTGTAATACAAAGACTCAAGAGGAATTGTACAAGAATATTTCTATTGCTCAGCTAAACATTCGCATTGCGCAAATGAACGGAAATGCAAAGGCAGTGTCGGAGGCAATGGACGCGCTTCAAAAACTAATGAACTCTGCGAACATTCTGCCAAAGCAAACCGCAGACAATTTGCTCGCGGACACACAGACATTTGGTACTTTGCTTGAAAAATACGAAAAAACTCGTCCTATTCCTGAGCCAGCCCCAGAATGGCGTGATGTAGATGGTATAAGACGATATATGAACACTTGGTTCCGAGGCGGTCTTGGTAAAGCACTAAGACTGCGAAACGATAATGTTACCTTGTACGAAGAGGCGACCCGAGAGATGGAAAGATATACCGTTAAGAAGCCAAGCGTCTCTGACGCGGCAGAAGGTATGGGTTCTGCTATGTTTGACCAGCAGAACGATGAAGACTCGGATACGAAAGAAGAATCTTAATGGCAAACGAAATTGAAAGCCGTTATGACAGTATAATGGACGGCATCGGTGCTTGGGCATCTTATTTTAGAGAAAACCCAAACAGGTTCGTAATAGACCACTGGGGTATAAAACTAAAACGGTTTCAAGAAATCAACTTATGCGAGATGCTTAGTGCACCAAGTGTATTCTTCTTGGGATGTCGTGGTATTTCTAAAACTTGGTCAACCGCGCTTTTCGCAAGCGTGAAGTGTACCCTTTATCCCGGAACAAACTGTGTCGTTGTTTCTGCGACACGAAAACAGGCAGGAGAATTGGTAGGAAAAATTGAAAAGGATTTTATGAAATATCCAATGTTTGCGCTTGAGATTGAAGATATTAAGCGCAGCCAATACGACACTACTGTCAAGTTCAGAAACGGATCTCAGATTGTTGTTGCAACGGCAGGAGAAAGTTCGAGAGGTTTGAGAG